TTGCTATTCTTGTCTTTTAAAATTGTGCCTTTTTTGATAATAGTTCCACTAGCTCCGTGTATCATCACGCCACTAGCCCTGCTATAATCCGCCGTTTTTCTTAAAAGCCCTGCGTAAGCTACGCGCTGGTCTAGCCACTCGCCAGTCGCCAAATAAGGGTCTAGCATTTGAGTGATAAAAGTAAGCACTTGATTAACTTCACTTAATGCCTCACTAAATAGCCCGATCATTTGTCCGTCTGGCGTTGATGAGCCTAACTCTAAATTTTCGCCGTAAATCGCCTTAAAGCCATTTTCTAAACGCTCTTTTATGGTCTCTAACTCATCGATTATTATTCTATTTTTACTCACTCGCATTTATGTATAACCTTTGACTTTCGTCGTAAATGTCCCTATATTGCACCTCAATCGTTGCCTTGCGTTCGGTTGTGTTTATGTTTAAAATTTCCAAACTGCTAACGCCCTCAACGCTTAAGATTTGCCTTTTTATCTCATCCCTCATTTTGTCCGTGTTGGGATTTTTTGATAAGCAATTAAACCACCTAACGCCGTTTTCAAAATCCAAAAACCAGTCATTGTAAAGGCTTAAAATTTGCGTTTTAACGTTTTGGGCTATTGCTGCACTATCCGCTTTATGCCCTAGTAGCCAATCGCCCTCGCTATCTATCACCCTTACTCTCACTTATTTCCCCTTAGTTTGGTTGTGTAGTTGTGCCACCACTATCTCCGCCATGTGTATGGTGTTTTAAACTTACGCCACTACCTATCATATCTTTGGCGGTAATTGTGCCACTACTTACGCTATTGCCCTCGACTTGTGAAAAATTGCCGACTAGGTTTTTATTTCCTACTTGCTTGTAGTCGCCCGTCTGTTCTATATTGCCCTTGATTATGATTTTCCCCTCGGTTAGTTTTAGGTAGGTGCTTTTGCTTAGTGTTCGCATGCAAACGCCGTCTAAATCTACATCTTTAACCGCTAAGGGGCGAGGGCTAAAGCCAGTTAAAAAGAAGCCGTCCGAGTAGTCGTGTAGCCTAAAATCTAACGGCTCGCCTTTGCTAGCACTAGCAAACCAGCCGTCAATGCAACGCTCAGCAAATACACAAAGCCCATGATCGCCCTTTCTTATCGGCGTAGTGATCACAAAATCGCCACCCCTAAAAAATTGCACTGGCACATCATCTATCGGCGGTAATGGCATGCTCACGCCGTCACGTTTTAGCTCATTTACCATTAGCTCGACTTGCACCGTATTATCGCTTGCGTTAAATTCAAGCACCTTAGCAGGTAGCGCCGTATGCACCCCTGCCTCAAAGCTTAATAATCCACTATCAAAAATTTGCGTTAAATTTGGATCGTTCATTTTTTCTCTACTTTGTGAAATTTGCCATTTATGGCGATTAGCTCCGTTTGCCACGTATCGTTTAGAAAATCGCCACTATGCGTTAGCTGGGTTATTTTATAATCGCCGTCATATTCGCTTAAAATTGATTGTATTCGCACGAGCGAACCGATATTTAGTTTAGGGTTTAATAAACACGTAACCCTTAGTCCGTCGTCTGTCTTTTCAGGACTATTGATTAAGCCAGTTTTTTCACTCAAAACAAAGCCCTCGCTATCGTTGATTACTTTATCCTTTGGCAAAATATTTAAATTACCGTCTAATATATGCCAGTTAGCGTCATTGTTTTTGGCCACGTGCTTTAAATAGTCTTTTATATCGCCACTTAGCACCTTACAACGTGGCAAGGCTTTATCTTTTGACAAATCTACAACGCCTTGCTTTGAGCTTGACATCGCTTTAACGCACATATTGACTACATCACTATCCTTTACGCCAGCTTTTAGCGTCGTGTATACCCTAGATTTTGAATAGTCATTTTGCCCATCGCCACACTCAATATGTGTTATAAAATCCAAATCATTGCGGCTAGTGTAAGCTTGCGTAATTTGCCCTGCAAAAATTAATCTTGGCTCGTCATAGCCTGCAAATAATTTCACTTGGTTAAAAATCTTGTTCGCTATTTGATTGCGGTTGTTGGCGTTTAGATTATAAATTTCTATTTTGCTAGTGTTTGGCTCTTCGCTTATCGTCTTTTCGATACTAAAACTAATTGCTAGATTGTCTATTACTATGCTTTGTGTGTGGTTGCCTATTTCTAAGCGGTAGCGTCTGCCATATTGCCTCACGTCCTATCCTTTGCTAGCTCGCTCATAGCCGCGTTAAACTCTTTTTTGCTAACGGCGTAAAGTTTCAACCGCTCGCCCAGCTCGCTATAATCTACGCAATTAACACCGCTTTTTGTGTTATCAACTAGCATTAAAACAAAAGGTAGGTTTTTATTAATAAGACTAGGGGCATTAACCGCTAAGCCCTTGTTAAAAGCCAAAATTTTATTTGTGTTTAGGTCGGTTAAATCATATTGCCAAACCGCTCCAACCTCGTTATATTTAAGGGTTAGCTCTAGCTCCATGCCAAATATGTTAAAATTTTGCGTTTGTTTTAGCTCGTTTGTTGTCATTATTTCGTAAATCATTTTTGCCTCTTAATGCCAAAAAAATCTTTAACTGCTTGCGGTGTGTAATCGTTAAGAGCTGATGTATTGATTTTTTTTAGGCTCGGTCTTGCCTAAATTTACACCTCTTTTACCTACGTTTAGCCCTTTAGCCGTTTTTGTTTCAACGATAAAAATCTCCTCTAGCGTGAGCGTAACGTCAGCGTATAGGTCGCTTTCAGTAGTTACTTCAATGCTTGTAATTAGCATATTCCTATATGTTTTTAACCCAGTTGTCACTATCAAAAACTCGCCGCTCTTTTGCACTTCTAAAAGCTTTTCATATAGGCTTTGTAGTCTATTTTTGGCAGTGCTGTTGTCCTTATTTTCTTTTCCGTCAGTTAAAAATGGTGCTATCTCTCGCACTTTTTTATCAATGCCAAAAATCCTAGCGTATCGCATCGCTTCGTTTTTTATATGCTTTACATTGTTGTAGAGTTTGTATGCCTTTTGCGTAAAGCGATGAGCGGTTTTTATATATGGCAAGTTAAAACGGACTACTTGCATAATCTCGTCAAATTGTGTAAAGCTAGGCGGCTCATAAGCCACTATTTTGCCCTTGATTGTTATTTCTTTCGGCTCTAATACGGCGTGATCTGCTACATTTGCACCGCTTTCAATAGGATTTTTAGTAGTGCGAAGCGTGCTTTTATTATTTTCCTGCTCGGTTGCGTCTAGCCTAAACGTGCCTATCTTACGGCTTATTACTTCGATCATTAATAACCCCCTCTTAAATTAGCTTGGGTAAATGCTAGGTCGTTTTTTTGTCTATTGTTAATTATTTGGTTGGCCATTTGTGGGTTATTTGTGGTTACGTTGATCGTTGTAGTGGCTGTTCCGCCGTGATATTGCACCGACCTATTGTTGTCTGCGTATTGTGTAGCCAGTGCCGCCTTTGGGGTATCGTTGCCAAAACCTAAAAAGCTTTTTGTGCTTTCCCACATATCGCTAGCGGTTTGCCCTATATCAAAATTTTTAACTGCGTTTATAATAGGGGCTATATACTCGTCATATTGCTTTTTAATCCATTTAAATGGTACTTCAAACGCCTTAAGGATAGCGTCGCCCACGTCCTTAAACCCTTGCTTTATCAGCTCCCAATCGCCCGTAAATACGCCATATAACATTTTAAATACGCCAATTATCGCATTTACGCTTTGGGTGATAAAATTAACCACAAAATCCCAAACTTCTTTTATTGTTGGTTCGATCTCTTTGTATAACGCAATGGCTTTTTTGCCCCACTCGATACAAGGCTTCCAATAGTCGCCAAATAAGCTTTCGCCGCCGTCTAAATAGGTCATTAGATCATCAATTAATAAAATAAGACCGCCTATTAGCATAATTACCCAGCCGATAGGGTTGGTTAAAAATGCCGCTAGCATTGCACGTTTAACGACTGCCAAAACACCTACTAGGATTAATAGCGCCGCTTTCCAGCCGATCGTGCTACTTATTACTTTATTTAAAAATCTAAACGTATTTGTAAAAACTTGACCGAGTTTTAAAATCCATTTAAAGACATTAGTTAGCCCCTCGACCACCAGCGCCTTATTTGCTTTTAGAAAATTGTTAAACCCTTTTAGGCTCTGATTGACGACTGGGATTAATTTTAATGCTACTTGCGTAGTAATAGACTGCATTGCCGTCTTGCTTTCTTGCAGGCGGTCTTGGTATTCTTTCGCCTGATCTATTTCGGCTTGGGTTATATCAAACAATTTATTTTTTTGTTTAGCCAGCTCTTGGATTTTTTGAAGCGGTACAGTCAAATAATTAGCTATTAGCCCACTTGCTGCCGTTGCTGCCGCCCCGATTAACAAAAACTTGTTTCTTAACCCGTCAAACTCTTGTTTTATCCCAATGGCTGGCTTTTTCTCGGTTAGTTTTTTAGTCTCTTTTGCTGCTTCTTTTGCTTGCTCGCCGACCTTTTCCTCTGCTTCTGCCACTTCATGAAAACTAGTAGTGAGCTCCTCAGCTTGCCCTTTAGCTTCCTCGCACCACTCTACGCCTTTATTTTTGGCTTGTTCTAATTTTGCTATTAGCTCGGCATTTCTTTCCATACCAGCTTTTACTGCGTCGCTTATGGGTTGGGCTGTTTGTTTAGCTATGCTAGAGATATTTTTTAGCCCTTGTTCTATCTGCTTTATCTTGCCACTATCAACATCAAATCCGATTTTATAAAGAAAT